CGCGATTACTACCTTACCAACCGATGAGTCTCTGGTTGGTGTTGTGTCGAAATTTGAACCTTTTATGTTTTTGTTGACTTTTTCAAGAACTTCAACTCTGTTCATATCAGTAAGAATAGCGATTTTCATTCCCGAAACCTTTTTGAGATTTTTAAACCCCATTGATATCAAAAGTTCTTCTACAGTTTCGTAGGTATACATCTCAATGCCTAATCGTAATCATGTTGGTTCTGCCTGTTCTCTCGTTGTGTCTTACAACATGCGAAACCAGATTAACTACTAGGTAATATTTTGAACTATTGGGTGATAATTTATTGAATTTTACTTGACTTATATTTGGTATATTTTGAATGAGACTCGGTAATATGTTTTTATATTCTTCTGATTTATCTAAGCTAGTATTAATTAATTGCATGCGATATTCGCGACCACCACTTTTATCAGAAGATGGTTTTCCAGTTTGCAAATTTTTAGCTACTTGGAAATTGTATTTAACTGATACAGAATCTAATAAATTTGCAATCTGCTTAAATACATCTGTGTTGTTAGAAACCATTTAATTAAATCTTTCCCTGAAATATATTTCAGAGATTATTTATAAAAAAAAGAGAGTTAGAATTCTAACTCTCTTTCTTAAATTATTTGAAATCGTCAAAATTCATAGATTTTATTTTTCGTGTAGCTTTTTCTCTGTCACCATAAGAACCTTTATCCATAATGGGAGTATCATCTACTAAATCTTTCTGCGCACTTTCTTCAACATCATATAATTTCATTTTTTTTCTATTGACACCAATAACGAATCGTCTATTAACAGACAAATCATTATATCTGTTTTTTAATTGTTTTACTAAAATTTGGTTAAGATTTTGTAATTCTTCATTACTAATAAGAGCAAACATAAAATCTGCAGTAGCCGGTAGTCCAAAACTTTCAGAAGTATCTTCAAGACCTACATCTGACGAACTATAACCGCTGCGTGTAGTTTGAGTAGCGCTTATGATTGGAATGTCAAACT